TTTTTTAAATTTAGTAATAACATTTAACATAAATTAATTGATAGTGATAAAAAAAACATGGAAATATCATGGAAGAAAATATTACTATCGAGAAGCCTAAAAAAACAGTAAAGCTAGAACTAGAACTAGACACAACTCAAAAAAAATACGAGCCAAATAAATTTAAAAGCTGGATTGATTTAGCAATCGCTATTGACTCTTGGCGTATTTTTCCAAGATTATTTATTACAATTTATATTGTATTACTTTACAAAACTTGTGTTTGGTTTATGCAATTAGAAACGCCTAATTTAGAACAAAGTGGATTTGTTTCTGTTGTTGTCGGAGCAGGAGCTGCATGGTTTGGACTGTATGCCGGAACAGGAGGCGGAAAAACCAAAATAAAAGAACGTGATTAAAGAAATATTTATAGTTATTGCAGAAGTAGGCTTTCCTATAGCTATGGCTGTAGTCAGTGGTTTTTTTATTTTTTTAACTATAAAATATATTTTAGACAGCGTTATTGGTCAGGTTAATGGTATATATAACATCATACAATCTTTAGACAACAGAGTTAAAACCATGAACCATGACATCATAAGAATTGACTCTACTATGTGTTCTGTTCTTGGCATAAGACCAGACCTTGAAAGAATTTCTAGGGCGGATGGCAAAGAAGATGCAAGAAGAGATTAGATGACAGCTTACATATCTTTAATATCAGAATATGGCTTTCCTATTGTTGCTACTGTAGGTTTGATATATATGATTTATTATATTTGGCGATTTATTACATTTAATATTAAAAAAAAATTATCAGAAGCTCACACTACATTAATTAAATTAGTAGACAGAATAAGAATGTTAGACAATGATTTAATTAGACTGCAACAAAAATTAGATACAGTCATAGAACTCAGAGAGCTTAAAGACGAAGAAAATGCAGACAATAGAAAAAAGAAAGGAAACGCCAGATAAATAATAAATAAAAACTCTGACGTTTCCCGATGCGTAATGCACTAACTTAAAAATGATATTTGAAAAAATTTGATTAGGAGGTCCTCAAATATCAAATACTATATTACACAATTTTTTACTATATGCAACATAAATTTATTAAAAATTGTAAAATTATGTTAAAGTATTTTTATGAGTAAATTTTTATTTGGAATTATTTTTGTTATGGGAGCTGGTCTTTCGTATATGTGGTATGAAAATCAAAATTTAAAACAATTAAATATTGCATACGAAACAAGAGACGCACAACAAAAACAAACTTTAAACAAATTACAAGAAGACTTCGCTTTGCAAGCAGAAAGCTTATTAAATTTACAAGTAAAAAATCAAAAAATACAAAAAGAAATGGATAACTATTTGGATATTTTTAGAAGGCATAATTTAACAAAGCTTGCGATAGCAAAACCAAAATTAATACAAACAAGGGTAAACAATGGAACAAAACAAGTATTTAACAACATTGAAGAAATCAGCCGGATTATTGATAGTGCTGATGACTTTAAGTTGCAGTCTGATACCAAATAAAGTTGAAATGATTTCTTCTCCTCTGGAGAGAAAAATAATTCATCCAAACTTGCCAAATTCTTTAGACTTGAAAGAGCCTTTTTGGTATGTAGTGTCTAAAGGAAATTTTGATGAGTTTGTTGAAGAAATGAAAAAACAAAATGGTACAGTAGTTTTTTTTGCTATGTCTGTTCCTGACTATGAACTTATGTCATATAACATGCAAGAATTAAAAAGGTATATAAGCGAGCTCAAAGAAGTCGTTGTTTATTACAGAACTATTACAGAAGTGGAGTAAGATGAAAATATCAGAAGAAGGAGTAGCACTTTTAAAAAAGTTTGAAGGTTGTGAATTAGAAGCGTATCAAGACAGTGTTGGAGTTTGGACCATAGGGTATGGTCATACCAAGGGCGTAGATAAAAACGATAAAATTACCAAGGATGAGGCAGAAGATTTATTAAAAAAAGAATTGCCAGAGTATGAAGGCTATATAAACAAATTAGTCAAGGTGCCCTTAGAGCAATATCAGTTTGATGCTTTGTGTTGTTGGGTCTATAACTTAGGTCCTACTAATCTTAAAAATTCAACTTTACTAACTGTACTTAACCAAGAAAGATATGAAGATGTTCCCAGAGAAATTAAAAGATGGAATAAAGCCGGAGGACAAGTATTAAATGGTTTAATAAGAAGAAGAGAAGCAGAAGCTTTATTGTTTGAAGGTAAAAAGTGGTACTAAATGATTTATACTATGTCTAATCGTCCATACACGACTAGAGCAAGGGAGTGTCAAGCGTTCACTATCAACTTCCTTGCTCGTTAAAAAATGAAAGATATATCATTTAAAGATTTTGATATTTTATCTCCCTCAGAAAAAGAAGAGGCTATAACTCTTTTATCAAGATACGAACAAATAGATAAACAAGATAACTGTAGAAAAGATTTTTTATCTTTTGTTAAATATATGTGGGGAGATGCTTTTATTGAAGGCAGACACCACAAAATAATTGCTAATAAATTTAATAAAATTGCCAAAGGTAAATTAAAAAGGCTAATTGTTTGTTTACCGCCAAGGCATTCTAAATCAGAATTTGCTTCAACCTTTTTACCTGCATGGCTTATGGGTTTAAATGGCACTTTGAAAATTATTCAATGTACACACACAGCAGAATTAGCAGTAAGATTTGGTAGAAAGGTAAGAAACTTAATTGACAGCGAAGATTACAAATTTATTTTTCCTAATTTAAGTTTGCAAGCTGACAACAAAAGTGCTGGTAGATGGACAACAAATCAAGAAGGCGAAGCGTTTTATGCTGGTGTTGGCGGAGCAATTACAGGTCGTGGTGCTGATTTATTAATAATTGATGACCCTCATTCTGAACAAGATGCTTTGTCTCCAAAAGCACTAGAGTCTTGTTATGATTGGTACACATCAGGACCAAGACAAAGATTACAGCCGGGCGGCACTATAATTATAGTAATGACTAGATGGAGCACTAAAGATTTGGTTGGCAAGCTTTTAAAAAAACAAGGAGATGAAAATGCTGACCAATGGGATATAGTTGAATTTCCAGCGTTAATGCCCAAAACAGGCAATCCTTTGTGGGGAGAGTTTTGGAAAAAAGAAGAATTACTTGGTGTAAAAGCATCTCTGCCTGTTAGCAAATGGAACTCTCAATGGCTACAAAACCCTACAGCAGAAGAGGGTAGTATAGTAAAAAGAGAATGGTGGAGAACTTGGCATGGAGAAAAAGTACCTTCTTACAGCTATGTTATACAAAGTTATGATACTGCTTTTTCTAAAAAAGAAACTGCTGACTATAGTGCTATTACTACTTGGGCAGTTTTTGAAAGTGAAGATGATGGCTCCTCAAATATTATTTTACTTGATGCAAAAAGGTTTAGAGTTGATTTTCCTGAGTTAAAAAAACAAGCCTATGAAGAATATAAATATTGGGAACCAGATTGTGTGTTGATTGAGGCTAAAGCTTCTGGAACGCCTTTAGCACAGGAACTTAGAAGAATGGGAATACCTGTTACGTCTTACTCTCCTAGCAAAGGACAAGACAAAATAGCCAGAATGAACAGTGTTGCACCTATTTTTGAGTCTGGCATGGTTTGGGCACCAGAAGAAAAATTTGCAGAAGATGTAATAGAAGAAATGGCTTCCTTTCCTTTTGGCGACCATGATGACTTTTGTGATAGTTCAACGATGGCTTTAATGAGATTTAGACAGGGAGGCTTTGTGTCTTTACACGAAGACTACCAAGAAGAAATGCAGGGCTTGAAAAAAGATAGAATGATATACTACTAGAATGAAAATTTTTTTAACCAGCTTTGTACATGATGGAGTTGCTTACGAAGGACCTAGTATATTGGCTGAAAATTTAGAAAAAGCAACAGGCATAGCAGACGCACAAGGATTGTTTATTGATGGAGAAATTGTTGATACTATAGAAACTGACAAATATTTAGAAGAAAGTATAATTGCTTTTGCTATTGAACAAAAAGAAAGAGTCTTACATTAATTAAATGATTGAAAATAAATTAGGCACAGAAGATGACTTAAATGTTAATGAGTCTAATAACATTACATCGGTAGAAGTAGAAAAGCCAAGAGGAGAGCTTTTAAGAGAAGCCGCAGAAATACTTGTTACAGAAGAAGGTGTTTTAGCCGATGAAGAAATTTTTGCACAAGAAGAAACTATACAAACTGATTTTAACGCTAACTTAGCTGATTTTTTAAGTTCTGACATATTATCAAAGCTTGCAACAGATTTAATTGGTTCAATTAAAGGCGATTTAGAGTCAAGAAAAGATTGGGAAGAAACTTATACAGATGGTCTTAAATACTTAGGTATGAAATTTGACGAGTCTAGGTCTCAACCTCTTGAAGGTAGTTCTGGAGTAATACATCCAATATTGGCAGAAGCTGTCACACAATTTCAAGCTCAAGCATATAAAGAGTTATTGCCTGCAAAAGGACCTGTTAAAACACAAATTTTAGGTCTAAGAAATGCAGATACTGAGTCACAAGCTGACAGAGTAAGAGAGTTTATGAATTATTACATTATGAATGTAATGAAAGAATATGACCCAGAACTAGACCAGCTTTTATTTTATTTACCTCTTGCAGGCTCTGCATTTAAAAAAGTTTATTTTGATTTTGTTTTAAAAAGAGCGGTATCTAAGTTTATTCCCCCAGAAGATTTAATAGTTCCTTATGAAGCTGCTGATTTAACAAGTGCAGAAAGAGTTACGCATGTAATAAGCATGTCAAAGAACGAAATAAAAAAACAACAGCTTTCTGGTTTTTATTCAAATATAGATTTACCGGATGATATATATGGAGAACAAACAGAGGTTGAAAAAGAGGTTGATGACATACAAGGTATAGAACCAAGTTATGCCGAGGATAGAAACAGAACAATTTATGAAGTACACACTATTTTAGATTTAGAAGGTTTTGAAGATATTGATGAAACAGGCGAGCCAACCGGTCTAAAACTTCCTTACATAGTTACTATAGATAGAGATGCCTATAAAGTTTTATCTATAAGAAGAAATTACAATCCTAATGACCCTTTAAAAAATAAAATTAACTTTTTTATACAGTATAAGTTTTTACCGGGATTAGGACTTTATGGCTTAGGTCTTTCACACATGATTGGTGGTTTATCTAAGGCTTCTACGTCTATTTTAAGACAATTAATAGACGCAGGAACTTTAGCTAATTTACCAGCTGGTTTTAAAGCTAGAGGCATGAGGATTAGAGACGAGGCAGAGCCTTTACAGCCCGGTGAGTTTAGAGATATAGATACTACCGGAGGTAGTCTTAGAGAAAACTTAATACCCCTTCCTATAAAAGAACCTAGCAATGTATTGATGCAGCTGCTTGGTCTTTTAGTAGACTCTGGAAAAAGATTTGCTGCTATTTCAGACATGAATGTAGGAGATATGAACCAAGCTATGCCTGTAGGCACAACAGTTGCTTTGTTAGAGAGAGGCACAAAAGTAATGTCTGCAATTCATAAAAGATTACATTACTCACAAAGATTAGAGTTTAATTTATTAGCAAGTGTATTTGCTGAATATTTGCCTCCAGAATATGACTTTGAGACAGGCTCTGGTCCAAGACAAATTAAATTATCAGACTTTGACGATAGAATTGATATTGTTCCTATATCTGACCCTAATATATTTTCACAAAGCCAAAGAATTACGATGGCACAAGAGCTTTTACAGATGGTTACAACTAACCCTGATGTTCATGGTCCTGTGGGTATTTATGAGGCTTACAAAAGAATGTATGCAGCTCTAGGAGTAGATAATGTTGAAAGCCTGTTACAACCGCCTCCAGATATGACACCTATGCCGGTAGATGCTGGATTAGAAAATAGTAGTTTATTATTAGGACAACCAGCTCAAGCTTTTCCGGAACAAAATCATGAAGCACACGTAGCGGCTCATCAAAGTTTGTTTTTATTAAAAACAGTTCAAGAAAACCAAGGCATTCAATCTTTAATCGTTTCTCACGTTATGCAACACTTGCAGTTTTTATCAGCACAGTTAGCACAACAACAAATTCCTTCAGAATTACAACAACAGTTTGAACAAATGCAAATGGCTATGCAGCAATCTTCTCCAGAAGAAGCTAAAACTTTACAACAACAAATGCAAATGATGTTAGACCAAATTAGTTCTCCAATTATGGCTCAACTAACTCAACAGTTTTTAGAAAGTATTCAGCAGCCATCTGGAGACCCATTAGTAGAAATTAGAAAACAAGAACTTGATTTAAAAGACAAAGAGCTTGATATGGAGCAACAACAATTTGAAACTAAAATTGAACAAAATCAAGAAAACAAAATGGTTGAGTCACAACTGCAACAACAGAGGATTGATGTGCAAAAAGCTATAGCGGATGATAAACTTCAATTAGCTATAGACAGAATGAAACAACAAGCTGAATTAAAAATTACAGAATTACAATCTAAAATGAGGAAATCATGACAACATCTTACATTAGAGAAAAACTTGCAGAGTTAAGAAAAAATAAAAAACTTGAAAGAGCAAAAGAAATAGCTGAAAGAGCAAAAACAGAAGCAGCTAAAAAAGCAAAAGAAATTGCAAGCACTGAAAGAATTGCAAAAAAAATGGCAAGAATATCAGGTATAAAAAAAATTGTAGAAGAAACAAAAACCACACCTGTAAAAGAGGTAAAAATTGAGCCAAAAATTCAAACGCAAATTGATACAAAAAAAGTTGTTTTAAAACCTGTCAAAGTTGAAAATAAAACTACAAAAAAAATAAAAGTCACTAGAAAAAAGAAAAAATAATTTATGGCAGACGTTATTGATTTTGTAGAAAATCTACAAAGAGAAGTAAATACCAAATTAAAAGACATAGAAGAAACTTTAATGTCTGGTAATTTAAAAGACATGGAACATTATAAATATTTGCAAGGACAGCTAAATGCCCTTTATAATATGCAAGATTTTATAAAAAATTATTTTGATAAAAATGAGTGAACCAGCAAAAAAAGAAGAAAAAGATATAATTCAATCTGCTTACGTGGAGCCAGAAGAAATAGTTTTAGACCCGGAAAAATTAGATGCTTCTTTGGTTGAAAGAATGCCTACTCCTACAGGTTGGAAAATTTTAGTTTTGCCTTATAGAGGCAAAGGAAAATCTAAAGGCGGAATTATTATGACAAAAGAAACTGTAGACAGAGAAAGTCTGGCTACTGTAGTTGCTTATGTTGTAAAAATGGGTCCTCTTTGTTATTCAGAGCAGGGTAAGTATGGTGAGCCTTGGTGTAAAGAAGGTCAATGGGTGTTGATTGGAAGATATGCCGGAGCTAGATTTAAATTAGAAGATGGTGCGGAAGTAAGAATTATTAACGATGATGAAATCATTGCAACAATTCTAAATCCAGATGACATAGTGAGTTTATAATGAGCGAAACAGAAAACAAAATTGAACAAGAAGAAGAAATACAAATTGAAGTTGTTGATGATGCTGTTGTTGAAGAAGAAAATCAAAAACAACAAACAGTTTCTTCTGATGATGAGCTAAGTGAATACACCAAAGGTGTTTCAAAAAGAATTAATAAGTTAAATACGAGAGCTAGAGAAGCAGAAGCAAGGGCTCAACAAGCAGAACATCTTGCTCAACAAAGAGAGCAAAGAATAAGAGACTTAGAGAGTCAAACTCAACAACTTAATACAAGCGTTTTAAGTGCAGAGGAACAAGCTATAGAAGCAAAAGAAAGGCAGGCTAACGAGCTGTTTAAAAAAGCTTATGAAGCAAATGATGCTGAATTAATTTCTAAAGCAGACTCTTTAAAGGGCGAAATACAAATACAAAAAGAACAAATAAGGTTGGCTAAAAATAGAGCTGTTCAACAAGAACAAGTTCAAAATAATCAACAAGCTCAACCACAACAAGTAGAGCAGGAGCAAGTTGTTGTTCCTACAGAAGAAGCTTTATTGTGGAAAAGTAAAAATCCTTGGTATGGCGTAGACTCAGATACCAATGATGTAGCAGCTACTCAATATGCAAACTTTACACATATTAATCTTATTAATGAGGGCTTTGAAGCTGACTCAGATGAGTATTACAATGAATTAGATAAAAGGGTGTATAATGTATATCCAGATTTAATGAATAAAACAAATGCCGAGGAAAAAGAAGTGAGACCCACTGTGCAAAGAGTCGCTTCTGCTTCTGTAGGAAGTAGGCAAAAAACACAAGGCAACAAAAGTGGAATAACTTTTTCAAAGTCTGAAAAAGAGCGTGTCCTAGGGTTGAAACCTTACAACATGTCTGAAGAAGATTGGTTGAAACAGGTTGCTAAACAAAAGCAAAAAATACAACAAAAAGAGGCAAGCTAATGGCTGAA